GTAAAGGAAGGTCAAGACGGAAGTTAAAGCTCTCCCCTGAGAAAACTTTAACTTCATCCGCATCAACAGCATCTGCTGCTTTCTTGATATGCTTTTTAATTGTACTTAAGCAATATTCAAGCGGCTCTGGTGTTTGTATGTCACTAATAACATAATCGTCTGTTACTTCTTTTCCTTTAGCTAAAAATGACTTTTTCAATTCAGTTCTATGTTTGAATGATTTAGTCAGTCCTGTTGGTTTATGTAAAACTCCAATAGTTCTAGTTTCACAAGCAGCAGCACACCTGTATGCAACAGAATCCCCATCAACGATTAGTACTCGCTTACTCATCAGGCCTCCTTGTGCTTGAACACCCAAGTTTTCATGTAATCTTTCACTCGTTTGTCTACAGTGTAACGATCTGATTCTAGACGCTCACGCCAAATATCCGCGCATTTATTCTTAGCTTCAACATAAGCAATTGTAGCTAACTCAAGTTCATTACTTTTAAAATGCTTATAAAGAATTACTTGAGTTTTACCATCTTCGTCCTGTAGTTCACAAGCAGCTTTAAAACCATTTTTAGAATGAACAACACCTTGTGGCAATCCTGTTATGGACTTACCGTAACTTTGAATAAAGCGATTTAATGCTGAAGGTACTAATAAACAAGTTTCTTCTGAATATCGCTTATTTCCATTCTTCAACATATCAGCATCTAAGTCATAACCAAGCCCATATCCTACTTGTTTACGGTTCCATTCAGCGAACTTTTGAAAACCATTAAAGTCATTGATAGCACCCCTGTAGTTAGGTGAACCAGCTTGAGTAGCACTACCAACGGTACAACGCTCTTTGACGTTATTCCAAAGTACACCACTGGTAGTCCATGTGTATTTACCATTTACATGTGAGCGTTGTACCCATTCGTTCTTTGCATTTGTGTAATCAACTTGATTCATAGATTCTCCTTTTTCACTTCAATAAAACAAAACCCATAGCTAACCAAGGATTTCTCCAAGATCACCTATGGGTTATTATAACTTAATTATGATTTAGCTACGGGCTACTTCAATAGCAGCCAAAATATCTTCTGATTTAGCACTTAGTTCGTCTACTGAACTTTTTACAATACTCTTAGCTACTGCACTGAGAATCACAGGGTCGAACCCAGCTTGTTTAATTAAGTCCTTGATCTCTTTTACTTCTTCAGTAATCGAGTCAATATAAGTGAACTGCTTGACGAGTTCAGCAATGAATTCTTTTTGAGTTGACATATTTATTTCCTTTACGTTATGTTAAATACTGATTAAGACTTGAACTTGCTACCGCAGATTCCACCTAGGACTAACGATAGCCACACTACAGAAATCCAGGAGTAGAAACTCAAAGCGATACCTGTGTTGAACAAAGCGTTCATTGACATAATGGTAAGAATTGGACCTACACCAATTAGTACTACAAGAAGTACTACTAAAGAGATGATCAAGAGTGTATTTTTAGATTTCATATGGTTCCTTTAAGGTTATTAAGAATTGATTATAAGCTCTTTTAAGCTAATATTTCCTATTGACTACCTAGATTAGTCAGAATGATTTCTAATTGATTCTAGGTAGCTTCTGGTTCGTTCTAGATGGTATCAGAAGGGGTCTGTGGAGTCATCATCTTCTTCAACCTTTGGTTTCTTCGCAGGTGCTTTAGTCTTTGCGCTCTGTGGAACCTTAACTGTACTTCCATTACCGTCACTTGCAAAATCACTCTCACCATCTACTGATGTACTTAATCCGAAGTCATTCGCTGCATCATCTCCGTCTTTACTGTACTCAATCAAGGTTTCTACAAGGATGTTCTTGAGCTTAGCAAATGTACCGTAGTCATTGGTGTTCTCTTCAAATGAAACTTTACCTGTACTTGCATTACCAATCAAGACACCTTCTTTCAATGGAGTAGTCTTATCACCTTTCTTGACTAGAATCTTAGGCCAATACTTCTGTTCAATCGTCTGGAACTCCTTAGTCTCTTTGTTCTTAAAGGTAGCTGGTCGTTTAAGCTTAAGGATGAACTGCTTCTTTTCATCAGGAAACACAGGAGGGAACTTGTAAGTACCTTCGAATTCACTTGTCTTAATGATCTTACCTTTTTGCTTTGGATACTGCTCTACGAAGTTATCGTAAGTCTCTTCGTCTACTACGATATCAATAGTGAACTCTTTTTCAGTATCGCTCTGGTACTTGAAAGATGGCTCAGTAACCTTAGCGTATGCAAAAGTACCGCTGATAACGTTGTTTTTAATTGTCATTTGATTTCCTTTAAAGTTAGTTAATTTCTCGTTTAATGACTGAGTACGTCAGGTACATCCTTAGTACCATGTTTCATATTGGTAGCCAATGAAGGTATCGAACCTTTCGTCATCCATCCTCTGATTTATTGACACAACTTTAGAAGAATTGTAGAGGAACACCGGCTTTGTTTCTTAGGTGTATTGTAGCATAGTTTTCTTAATACCTCCGTGACTATCAATAAATTCTTCTACTAAATTAACTGGAATATAGCTAAAAGGATTACCTTCTGGATCACCGTATTCCAACCAAGAATTAGGTACTTTAGAAGTGACTTGCCATACCTCTACTTCTTCGTACATGGCTGCATTATCAATCCTTGGATAGCAACAGTGAAAAATTACTAGCTTGTACTGAAAGTGAAGTACCGTCATTACAGATCAGTGCTTTGCGTACAGGTGCTTCGTGGATTGTGCTAGCGAACCATTCGTTCAAGTTAGTCATAATTTACCTTTCTCATTCCTTTGATAAATTCAGCCAATGCTTCTCCGTTCTCATATCCGTTCCCATCGTAACCTCCTTGTTTATCCCTGAAATTGAACTTATCTGATTTCAAGTAATTAAGATTTGTTTCCTCGGGTTCAAACTGACCTTCAAATCCGTAGCAGCTACAATGACTAGCATTCACTTCAAACAATTCCTTTGTCTTCTTATCCTTGAGTAATATCCAAGCACTTGAATCGCAACCGTAACTACCTACTGATTTGTAAGCAATCAAGATGTGAAACCGTTCAATTACCTTTTGATTTACTTCAAATTCCTCAATTAGACTAGAAATTAGCTCAATCTTTGTTTTACCTTTGTAGTCCTCAAGATACAGTGTTTTCATTTTGACCTTTCGTTTGTTTAAGATGAATCCGAAGGGATTCGGGCTTCTTAAGCTCATCTTCAATCTGAAGTTGATTATACAACAGAATCACATTCCTTGCGAAATCAGGCAAAGATAAAATTCCAGTACCTTTTCGATTACTAGCTTCGGATAACTCCTGAGCCTCAAGGACAAGGGTATTGAAGGCTTCTTCTGATAGGAACGGGAAGTTCATTGTTGGTTGCATTCTTGTTCTCCTTTAGCTGATTGTACTAGCTTATTTGCTTCTTTAATGTAGTAATCGTAATTTACATCCCATTTAAAATCATTGATGTTGTTGCATGTTTTAACCGTCCAATCAGAATCAATACTGAGTCTACGCTCTTCATCACCTTCAATCAATGGTGGCATGATCTTAGTCAACTTACCTCCGTCCTCACAAGGGTAATACCTGCAAATATTCTGCTGTAATTCCTCCTTGTTATCGTAAGTCAAAACCAACCGGCTACTACGAGGAACCTTAGTTCTTAGTAAGAAGTCAAATGGGTTAGTCCAATTCTGAATTGTATCCTCTACTGGTGTTCCTTTAAGCAAGCACTCCACAGCAGCAAAGGGTACGATCATACAAGAGGCATTCTTATTCCAGCCTAGCTTCTCAAATAGAATTTCAGTGTAACCAGATAGTTTGTACTCAGGAACTTCATAAGCACCTTTGGTCTTGACTTTACCAGAAGTAGTCAAGCTGACATAATTATTGACGTCGCGGATGTACATAGCAGCGTAAGTATCACCTTCCATTTGAAGACCTGTAATTTCTTCCCATTCTTTCACTAAGGAGTCCGCTAAAGGAATCATACTTTCTTCGATCTTGTACTCAAAACCGTCAGTGTTGCACATGATAATTTCAGCAAAGCATTCATCAATTAACTTCTCCATTAGCATACAAAGTGAAAGCTGACCTCCAATTGTGATAGTCATAGTGTACATAGGATCATACAAGGGACTGTATTCATTTGCACTATCTCCGTATGTTCCATTGAGTGCTAACTTAAGCGCGGCGTTAGCTGCTGAACCTTTCTTGTGTATCTTTCGTTCTTCGTAGAGATTGTTATAAACCTTGCAAAATGTCAATCCTAAGTGAGCAGGATACACACTTTGACTAATAGCCATGTTAGGGTAGTAAGAAGCAACGTCAAGTGTCCTTAGTACCTTAGTACCTTCTGTTTTAGTCACACCTTGTTTAGCACCATGGATACCACCTAACCCGTAGTCAAACCTGAACCCATCAATGACTACATTTAATGTAGGTGATACATGATAGCACCAGTAATAAGAATTAGCACCTTTAGGTGACTTCAATGCTTTACTTTCGATCCAACCCATAGGAAACTCTTTCTTGATTTCATTCAAGTGATCTTCAGTTGGTACATATCGCTTATCTTTGGAATCCATTGGGTTATTTAGCTTCTTGCGCTTTACTATCATCTCAGCGTACTTAGCAACATCATCTAATTGGTGTTCGTACAAGTCCGTGAACACACCCTTAGTTTCAGTAATGACTTGCTTCTTGAACCATTCATGAATAGCGATAAATTCAGGTCGAGTGAACTTAATGTAACTGAACAGACAATCCTTGATTACGATCTTATCTCGTTTGGTCTGTTTCATCTTGCGCCCTCGATCTGTTATTTCATAGCACAGCCCAGCTTTTTCATTCTCAAGAGTACGAATGAATAGCTCTTTACCAATCTTTGTGTCATTGAAGTTAGTGCAATCAAAACCGAATTTCTCAGTGAGTTCTACCCTTAGCTGTAGTGCTTCTTTTGAGTAATTGTAGAACTTCAATGTCTGCATTACATCGTGCTTGTTGTACTTGATTAACTCATCCATTTCTTCATGAGTAAGCATCTTAGTGACTGGAAATGGAAGGTCTTCTACGTTTTCACTTCGCATGTTCACCTCAAGCATTTTCAATGAAGTAGCTCTTGCTTTATTATCAAAGTGATGAATCTTGAACAGATCAACTTGAGGAATAATCTCATCTTTGATAATCTTAGGAAATCCACCTTCTTTAGTAGCATCAATCTGCTTCTGAGCTAATGAATTAAGGTACTTGGCTGTTAGCTTCAGGGGTTTATTCTTTAGCTTTGCTTCAGCGGACTTAATCATAATCTCATGAATGATAGGGTAGTCAAACCCTAAGTTATTGTACCCTACCATTCTGTAGTTACCTTTACGTAGATTACGTAAACACAGCAAGATTTCTTCAGTATCATCTTTACGATCAGAGATTTCATAAGTCCTGAGTCGTGATGGATTATTCACTAAAACAATAGTGAACGTAAAGCAATTCCTGTATGTCTCTAAGTCATAAACTACGTCTTTAATCATATCTTCCTTTTAAAAATCAATCTGTACGTTTCTTGGTTGCTGCATTGCTTTTACTTCATCTTCTGTAGCAATTGTAGTCTCTGCATACGGATTAGATGTACTGAGCAAATGAGTCGTTTCATTGTCGTATTTCAACCATCCTGCTTCACCTGTATTTCCAGTCCTTCGGCATTTCACTAGCTGTAGCTTAGTGCTGGATTTCTTAATAGGGCAATCATCCATCTTAGCACGACTCAGTAGGATTGTATTGAATGCAATCTGGTTAATGCTGCTTGAGCCCATTAAATTATACTCCGAAACAGCGTGAGGGTTCTCTTCTGATGGCTTCCTCATGTGCGACACCGCAACGATGCAAGTATCAGTCTCCTTAGCGAACTTCAACAATGTATCCATGAAATCAATCATAGCTGAATTATCACTGCTATTCACACCTGCTTGGATAGGGTCAATCACAATAACTTCACAACCTTCAGCCTTAGCTAAGTAATTCAACTTATCAAAGATTTCAGTAGTGCTAATACTTCCTTGGTGATCAACGTACACGAACTTATTACGTTTAGCTAAACCATCAAAGAATCGCTTCTTCAAAGCATCAATATCAATTGAGTCCCTTGCTTTGGTTCGTAGGTTAACTCCAGCATCTAATGAAAGTAAATCACGTACAACCTCTCTCTTTGTTCCCTCTAGATACATTGCACCTACTTTGAACTTAGTATTCTCAATTAAGTGATACACAAGGTTAGAAAGAATAGTACTCTTACCAATTGAAGTCAAAGCACCAATAACTGTAATTTCACCCTTCTCCATACCGCCATTCATCATTTCATTCAAGTGACTCCAAGCAGCAGGAAATGGAATCTTTACGTTTGAATCCTCATTCTCAAAATCATCCCACATTTGAGATAAGTGCAATACATCCACACGACTGAATGGTTCAGCTTTCCAGAATACTTGCTTTAGTTCTTGTGCTTTACCTGCCTTCATCATATCGCAGGCATCTTTAACATCACGAGGGAATTTAGCAATGAATACTTTTCCTGGTGATAATAAACGTGCTGCTTCTTCTAGGTATTTTTGCCCTGGAACGTCATTGTCGAATGCTAAAATAATCTTACCGAATGAGTTAATGTACTCGTAATTAGCTTTGAACTGCTTAATGATACTTCCGTCACCTGACGTAACAGAAACGCAAGGTGTCCAGTATTCAACACCATTAGAGGTACTTCGTAGTGCTTCAGCAAATGCCATTGCATCCTCTTCTCCAGTAGTAATGACTAAATACTTCTGCCCTGATTCAAAGACGTGCTGACCAAATAATTCACTTGTAGCTTTAGTATTTCCAATACCTACGAATCCTTTAGGTTCAGTTCGTTTCTTATAACCAGTAATCTTACCGGCTACAGTGACTGGATAATAACGACTTGTAACTTCATTATCTTCATTTAGTTCAGTATGTACTCCGTATTTTTCAGAAGTAAATCGAGTAATTCCACGATCTTTCCAACCTCTGAATTTAATAGATTGAATATCATTGAAGTCAGTCACTTGCTCTTTTTGATTCTTTACTGTTGGTTCTTGCATAGATACTCCACTTTCTTCTAATTCCAATTGATTAAAATAACCCTGACAACTAAAACAGAATGCGTCTAGTTTATGAGAACCATCTGTATCCTCTTTCTTGTAGACTGCCATTGCATCACTACTTGAACATTTCTCTCCAATGCATGAAGTATGAAATAATAGTTCACCTTCTGTTTGATTTACTTTTTTCAATTACGCTCCTTAATCTAAATCTTCTAAATTATTAAAATAGTCATCCAGTATTACCTTAATATCTCTAGCATAAATCCCTGCTACAGCATCGCTTACTCCTGCATGACTGAATCTGTTCAGTAGGAATATCAGCATTTCAATCGGTGTATCTGCTACAGGATTATTGCATCCACAATCGCAATCAGTAAAGACTGCAATGTTACCTCCTAGTGTATTCATATCTAATCCTTGTAATAGACTTCATAATAGAACTTACCTGAGCACTTCCAGTACATCTCAATCATCTCTTCTACCTCTTGAATTGTACTGTTCTTATCCATGATAAATTCCATATTAACTGTAGGAAGTTCTTCTCCATCTTCCTTGTGCATCCTGAATTGTACATCAGGTGCGAAGGATACTGCTTTCATTCCTTCCCTGAAGTAGCTTTTATTCTGGTTCTCGTACACCCAAACAGTGATGCAGTACTTCTTTCCTACTTCATCTTGGATTAGCTTCTGTAACCCAAAGGAAGCGTATTCTTTGAAGTTACTATTGAACTTCTTGTAGCCTTGGTCTATCCAATCTTGAACGGTTAGCATTATGGTTCCTTTAATTATTACAACGTATACACTTCAATAGTAAAACACTGATCTTGCATTGTTTTAATCCAATCATTAAGGTCAGTGATATGCAAGTCACTTATGTTTACTTCTTTTGATCCTATTGGTTCTTCACACCAGATATCATTTTCATCGTACTCGTACTCAATTTCAATCAAGTTCTGTTTCTTTATGAAATCGCAGTATCTTAGTAGTTTGTCTTCTTGATGAGTCCCTTCAAGAATCCATTGAGTATCTTCAGTTTGAGTTTGCCATACTATAAAATCTTCACTTGTTTCAAATGGAACTAAAGCTCCTCGCTTATCCTCGTAGTACGCTTTACGGTTAGCTCTGATGTAGATATTGTAGCTCATTGTGTCTCCTTTATTAACCAATAAAACGATTAGCACTGTATTGAATATTCAAACCAACTAAGGTCCTGCATTGCTCAATTGGAATAGACCTATTGGGTTCGCTAATCATAAAATAATCCTTAATGATCTTGAAATCATAAGGGGTCAATTCTACAGTATCTGGAACAATTCCTGTATGTGCTACGTACTTCGCTTTTAGTTCATAAAGTTCCTTGATTAAGTTCTCGTACCTTTCGGTCTTTAATTCAAAATCATCCTGTTTGTAGACTTTCATATTTACTCCTTATTAAGCCTGTATTCTAATTCATTTATGAAGACTTCTTTGATATATTTAGGTAAATGATCTTGAGTCCTTAAGATTGCCTTGATATGATCTTCGTCCAAGCCCTTGAGCTTAGTGATTGTTCTTGGTTTATCACCAGCTATTCCGTATGAACACCAAGTGAAATATTCACGGATTACTTCAAAAGGACTATCAGTATAGACGCATTCGTTCTTTAGATTACCTGAAGTTCTGATGTACTCATTACCTCCATCCAGATAATACAAGTTACCTTCAGAATCAGTATGCATAACGTAATCGTGCCTATGACGTGAGATCAAGATAGTACCATCAGGTGCTGACCATTTGTTCACTAAGAGGTGAATTACTTTAGGTGCTATTGAATTCATCTTATTCCTCTTCAATGTGGTTGATAATAGAAATTGATGTACACATTCGCATGAGATCTTCTTCGGACTCTAATGTGACTTCTAGTATATCGTGTTTATCTGAAATATTACTCAGGTTGATAACAGCATAGTTGTCATCTTCGGCAAAGATTTTATCAAAGCAAGTGCTAATAGCTGAACTAAATATATCATAACCTTTGCAATTACCAAGCACTTCAACTTCAAGCACTAACCTGTAGTTCCATTGCATAAATGTAAGAGCAACGGTTTGACGTGACCACTGAATGTTTGGATCGTAATTCTCTAGTGCTTTCATCCTCTGTACTCCTTTAATAAATCTTGATATTCCTTTGAATCAAAAGGAAGGATACTGAAATCATCACTCATGTGATTCATTTCATGGTACTCGTATCTGTAACACCAAGTACCTTCGCACCACAAGAAGATGTCTTCTAGGTCAG